CTACTGCGCGTACGCTTCAAGGTGGAGATCCAAGCCGGCTCGATGCAACCGCTGACGGAGCAACTGGAGCGCGAGGATGCGCTGCAACTGTTTAACTTCACCATCGGGCTGCCGGAGATCAACCGTATGGAAGCGATCAAAGGGTTGCTCAAGGCGTTCCGCGTCCAAGACCCCGACAAGTACCTGGGCCAGACGCAAAACGCCGACGCCATCAAGGCCGCTAACCTCGAAAACATCGCCTACCTCCTCGCCGGCGGCGACCCAGGCGTCACACCCGAAGAAGACCACCAGATCCACCTCCAGACCCACCAGACCCTACAGCAAATGCCTCAGTTTCAGCAAATGCTACCGCCGCAGCAGCAGCAGGTCATGCAAGTCGCCCAAGCCCATATGGCGCAGCATCAGCAATACCTCGAACAGATGGCGCAAGGCGGCGCACCGCAGGCCGCCGGTGCCGATGGCGGCCAAGCCAGCGAAGGCGACGGCGGTATCATAAGCCTCGTACGGTCGCAGGCGCAAGAGATGAGTCAAGCGGTCCAACGCGCACCAGGACAAGGCTAACCGATGGTATTCCATGACTTTGAGTGCGATAGCTGCCACCATAATATGATTGATGTGGCATTCTCTACCCATAAGACGATCAAGCGCGAGATCGCCTGCGCCGAGTGCGGCGAGGCCGCTACGATGCGCTTCCATAAAAACAACCTTATACACCACGACCACTCGTCGATGTACGGCAAGTACCATGCCGGCTTTGGTGAGGTCGTACGAAGCTATTCCCACAAATTAGAACTGATGAAGAAGTACAACGTGGTAGAGTCGTCCGACGCCGTCGGTGGCTCGCGCAACCACATAACCTCCGACGTAACCAGCCCTGCTCCACGCCCCAGCGAACCGATCTATTGGGGCGACACGCCCGATGGAGCGTTAGCGGCGGCCGAGCAGGCGACAAAGGAGAAGTAAAGGATGTCCGAAGGAATACTGGACTTGGACTCCGGCAACGAGGACGTGGCACCCGACACTGGCGCTTCTGAGGAATCGACGAACACCGTCGATCTCTTTGAAGACACCCAGGATTCGGCCCCGTCGGATGACGCTGGACACTCTGACAGCGAGACATCGGATTTCGATCCGGCACAAACGGATTGGCTTCGCGCCGATCTTCAATCTGTGCCGCAGCAGTACCAACCGCTGGTGCCGCTGGCGAAGAACCTACAGGCGCAGTTTACGCGCACGCAGCAAGATCTTGCAGAGCAACGCAACCAATTAGCTACAGAACGGAACGAGTGGGCAGGCCGCATACAGCAGATGGCTTCGCCCCCGCCGCCGCCGGACCCCATCGATCAGATGAGGGCCAACGTGTCGGAAGACGAGCAGCGCGGCATCGACGCCGTGCAGCAGATCGTCCAACATCAAGTCGGCAGCCACATCAATGGACTGACGCAGCAGGTGCAAGCCCTACAGGGTCAGTTGCAGAACGCCAACCAGTACGTTCAACACCAGCAGACCGCTTATATCGGCCAGCAGGTGCAGGAGGCGCGTGATGTGTATGGACCGGATTTGGACGGGTACACCGACCAGATCGTTGCTACGACGAAGATCGCTAACCCGAATACGGGCCAAGCATACACCGTCAAGGAAGCGTACGAGCTACACGCAGGCGTAACGGCGCAAAACGCCGCCAACGTCCGGCAGCAGAATACGCAAGCCAAGCGCAGCAGCAAGAATGCGATGCGTTCGACACAAGGCGTCAACGCCAGCGAGGAAGGCGGTCCGTTGTCCGACAACGATGTGTTGTCGGGTCTAGCTAACCTTGGATTTGAATAGTACTTAACTTAAAGAGAAACAACAAGTTATGGCAGCCACATCTACAACCGAAACTTGGGATGCCGCATGGACGCTTACAATGCGTGCCAAGCGCAAAGAATTAACCGATAACTTTTTCGACGCGTACCCGACCCTCGATATGTTCCGCTCCGGCGGCGCTCTCGTCACCGACAACGGTGGCAAAGAGATCCAAGCTGATCTCATGTACGGCGGCAACTCAGCCCAGTACTTCAGCGGCTACGACGTACTAAACACCGATGCTGTTGACGGCGTGACGGCGGCGTTCTACCCCTTCCGCTATGCGGCGGTGCCGATTACGATCAACTACACCGAAGAGATGGAGAATCGCAAGTCCGATTCCGCGATGAAGCTCCTCGCTACTAAGACCGAGCAGTCGATGCTGACGCTACGCGACCAGATCAATACCTCGATCTACTCAGCCCAGACCGGCAAAGCTCCGTTGGGTTTCCAGGATATCATCGCCGACGTGCCAGGGACGACCCCGACCACATTGGGCGGTATTACCGTCAGCAGCAACACTTGGTGGAAGAACAAGGCCAACAACGCTGGCCCCGACACGTCGTTTATCACGGCGTCCGGTAGCTCTTTCGAGGGTATGTTGCGGATGGGTACCACTTGGAACGATGTTAGCGAAGGCAACGAACAGCCGACCAACATCTTCACGACCAACGACATCTATGGGGACTTCGAGTCCATCTTTGAAGGCACTGGTTATCAACGACTTACGGCGAAAGATTCGCCTGGTGTCGATGGTCGCCTACCGTCGTTTCGCGGCATTCCGGTCCAGTACGACCGCGACTGCGCCAGCGGCAAGATGTACTTCCTTAACACGAAGTATCTCAAGATGAATATGCAGGCCGGCATGAACTTTGCGAAGACTCCGTTCAAGGAGCCTGCCAACCAGATGGCAAAGGTCGGATTTATCATCGTCGGCCTTCAGATCACGACCAACAACCGTCGCCGTCAGGGCGTCATCTACGGATTAGCGTAAAACCTTAACAAAGCGCGTTTAAACGCTGCGTCTGGCAACGGACAACGCGTTTAAACGCACTCTTTATCCGAGGCGCAAGCCAATGCGCCTTCAAGCCTAGCAACGGGCAAAGGAAGAACAACAATGAGTGAACTTAACCACAACTTTGGCACTAACCGCGTCGGCGGTGGTGGCATTGGCAGCAAGAACGGCCAAGGTATTTACGATGAATCGTCTACGGCACGGTATGCTATTGGCGAAAAGCTTGAACTGGCCGATGGTCGTGTGTTTCGCTACGGCGTATCGGCCGCAGCTATAAAAGCAGGCCTCTTAGTTGCGCCGGATGTCTCTGCAACATCTTTAGCTTATACAACTAACATCGTCATCGCAGCGGCTAACGGGTTCGACCCTGCGGCTGGCTCTACGCAGTTGCAGATAACCTTGGCGAGCATCGAAGAAAATCAGTATGCAGGTGGCTTGCTACAGATTACCACCACTCTTGACGCCGGCGTAGGCGAAGGCATCCAATATCGCATCAAAAGCAACAGCGCGACCGCTGCGACCACCGCTGGCAAGGTAGACATCTACCTGTATGATCCGATTAAGGTCACGCTGACTACTGCATCTGATATCGTCATATCGGGCAATGCTTACAATAAGCTTATCACCGCAACGACGGCCGACACTCTATGCGCCGGAGTAAGCCCCATTGCGTTTACTTCTGGCTATTATGGTTGGTATCAGACGGCAGGCATTGCGACTATTTTGATGGAACAAAATGGTACCGCAGTGCCTGCTATTGGTGATAATTTGACCCTTGGCGATGGCGTAGCAGGTTCAGTGCAGTTGAAACTAGCTAGCACCGAAACTGAACCGTTTGTCGGCATTTGCGCTCAAATCGGATCAGCAGGCGACTTCGTTAGCGTATACCTGCGTCTTGGTGAAGTATAAATAGTATATCTAACAGTGGGGCGGCGGCGCATAACGTCGTCGCCCTCATTTAACCTTTCAAGGACACCATGGCAAAGCGAACACAACAGCTTAACCTGCCTAGCGAAATTGCAGAAATCGCGCAGTCGGCCGCCCCTGTCGCAGTAGTTGCGCCGGAGGTCACACCCGACCAGATCGCCCAGCTTATCCTCAAGGGCAGCGACGACACCAAGGCCGCTATACGCAAGGCGCTGGACCTCGATAAGACCCATGCCAGAGTACGGAAGAACAAAAACCAGACAAACAGTCAGGTGCGTAACACCGTCAAGGCGATAGGTGAAGTCACTCATGCCGACGACTACGTGCCAGACCCCCCAGGACGTATCTCCGACCGTGGTCCAGAAGCAGTTCGTATTTGGCAAGAGCGTTGGCTTGACAACAACGGCGACAACCTTTCTGAGTACGATCTCGACCATATGGCACTTGAAGCGCAGGAATAATGACCGAAAGCGTTGGGCAGATTAATGCGGCGAGCTTTTTTGGCGACACTGCATTGCTGGGTACAGTGGAGGTTGGCACCGTGGCTTGTAGTGCTAGCTTCACCCTACCTAGCCTGACGACGACGGAGCGCGACGCGCTTACGGCCGCTAACGGAATGTTGGTCTACAACACGTCAACCAGCACTCTGCAAGGGTATGAGAACGGGTCTTGGGTTAATATGAGGTAATGTGAGGGCGTAGGATGACCAACCTTGAAGTGATTCAAACGGCGCTGCGACGCGTAGGTTTGAATAGCAACGCGTCTACGTTTAAGGACGGGGCGCGGACGTACCTCAACATGGTCGGCAAGGACGTACAAAGCCGCGAGAAATGGAACTGGCTGTTTAAGGCATCGACGTTCAACACGGTCGCCGACACCCAGACCTACAGCCTCGCGTCCAACGCCCTGACGCCGCTGTCGTTTCGCAATACGACAGAGGACCACGTCATCATCGTCATGTCGAGCCAAGACCTCGACGCAGCCGACCCTAACCACTCTATCGGTGGCGATCCGCGTTGGGTCATCATCGACGGCGTGGACAGCAACGGCCTCGTACAAGTCAGTCTATACCCCAAACCCGACAGCGTTGACACCATCGCCTACCGGTACTACGCGTCGGTGCCGGACTTCACGGCCAGCGACGACGCCAGCAGCCTCGACGGCTATTACTCGCCGGTGGTGCAGCCTGCGCTGGTCTACGGCGTCAGCGCCCTCTACAAGCAAGAGAAGGGCGACGACCAAGGTTCGATGATAGACCGCCAGGAGATGGAGCGCGTCTTAGGGGTTGCCAGCCGCCAGAACGCCAACGTGCAAGGCAACCGCACCTACCGTATGCGCCGCTCCGATAGTCGTGGCGGGTCTCAGTTCTCGTACTCGCCGCAAGAGGGCGGTCTTAGCTGATGCCCATCACAGCACAGAGCTTGCGTTTGGGGCCATGGCGCGACGGCGTCAACTACAGCCTACCGGCCGAGGAGATCTCGCCGGCCGGTCTCTACGACATGGAGAACTGCACCGTTGGGTTAGCCGGAGAGGTCAAGAAGCGCAAGGGCTACGCTAAGTTCAATGCTACGGCGATGAACAGCGGCGCTACCGTCACCGCCTTGGGCCAGGTCGTCCTCGCCGGCACCGAGAAGGTGTTTGCTTTTTGCGGCGATAAGTTCTTTGATGTGACGGGCGGCAGCGCGACGGATCGCAGCGGCAGCGCGACGGTCACCGCCGGCAACGACAACACCTGGAACTGGGTACTCGCGGGATCGACCTTAGTCGCCGCCAACGGCGTTGATACCGATGCCGTGACATGGGCCGGTGGTACTGCTAACATCGCCGCCCTCGATGACGACTCACGCTTCACTAAACCAACATGGCCTGCCTTTTGGGAAAACCGCCTTTGGCTGGGCAACGAGAACTCCAACAGCGACCGCCTCTGGCGCAGCGCACCTGGTGACATCACGACGTGGGGCGCACTCGACTACTACGCTTTCGGCTACGACATCACCGGCCTACAGCCTTTCCAAAACACCCTCGCTGTCCATACCGAATACGGCATCCATACGCTGACGGCGACGGGTAACTCGACGATACCTTACCAACAGCAGCAACGCACGCAGCGCGGCACCGTCGCCGGCCGCACCATCGTCACGGTGCCAGGCGAGCGTCAGATCTTCGTACGCGACGACGGCATCTACCAGTGGTCCGGCGGCGCTCAAGTGGAGAAGATCTCTTTTGCGCTGGATGACCGCTATTGGGACGACATCAACGTAGCGCGACTGCCGTATGCTTTTGCCAACTACTACCCCGCCAAGGAAGAGGTTTGGTTCTACCTGCCCCACGGGACCAGCCAGGCGACGATGAACTCCGTGGTGGTGTACTCAGCCCGTTTAAACGCTTGGTTTGGGCCGTACAACAACTTCACGCGGGACAGCGCCGCCGTCATCGACGACCTGCCCCACGCCGGTGACTTCGCCGGTCGCATAATGGCGCATGAGACAAACAACAACGACGATGGGGCCGCGATTAAAGCCTACTTTGAAACCGCCAACATCGCACCGCAAGGCGACGATGTTGAGTGCCGCTGGCTCTATGCGCGGACGCTCTTCGACAACATAGGCGACTTCGATGTCAGCGTGCAGCAGACGGGTGCCGGCATCGTGAGCAACACCGAGACGATTACTATGGGGCAGTCGGGTGCATTGCTGGACTCGACCTTCGTCCTCGACACTTCAGTGTTGGAGTCGGATGTGTCGGCGCTGACCGACGACTCCGATCTTTTCGGCTACGACCCCCGCACCAAGCTACGACTGAGCAACTTCATCGACGACGAGACCTTCACCATACGGCGGGTAAGCCTCCAGTACAAGGCAATTGGCCGCACGCGCAAGCGCAAGACAGGAATTGAATAATGGCCTACCAGAACCCCTACGCCCAAGCGGCTGCCACACAGAACAAGAAGAAGAAAAAGCCAGCGGTTAATCCGGCGTCGATGTATAACCCGCAACAGCAGCGCAGTCAGCCAGCGGTCCAACCATCGTCGATGTACAACTCATACCAACCTCAGATGCCAGCGTCGCAGGCAGGCGCTACGGCACGTATAGCCTTGCCGCCAACCCAATTTAGCGGTCGCAACCCGTTTACCGTGGCAACCCCAGGAAGTCCAGACCCCCTTGCCCAAGCGATGATGCCCGACTTCATGTCGATGTATAACACGCCGATGGGTCAAGTTGTTAATGATGTTGACCCAGGGTCGATGTCTAACGCACCCGCAGCGCAACCGGCGGTTGATCCGGCGTCGATGTCCAACCCATACCAGCCTCAGATGCCAGCATCGCAAGCGGTGGCCCCGCCGACGCAACCTCAGATGCCAGCGTCGCAGGCACTCAATGTGCCGCCGCCCCCGCCGCCACCGCCGCCCCCGCCAGCGCCGAGCAGTATGACGAATGCTCCAGTGGCGCAACCGACGCCAGCGCCGTCAACGATGTACAACGCACCATCGCCGCAGCAGACGCCAGCGCCGTCCACGATGTTCAATGCACCAGCGCCGCAAGCTACGGCACCGCCGTTGCCCCAGCAAGTAAGCGGTATAGCACCGCCAACGACCGCACCACCGTTACCACCGGAAGTAAGCGGCGTAGCGCCGCCGACCGTAGCACCACCATTGCCACCGGAGGTCAGCGGTGTAGCACCGCCTGTAACCGCACCACCGCTGCCGGACATCTACAGCGGCGCACCAGCGCCAACAGCGACACAGACAATAGCAGGCACGCCCCCAGGCACGCCGCCAACTATTGACACGACAGGCCTTAAAACCGGTGATCGTTCTGGGCTAGAGTTGAAAGGACAAAAAGGAGAACAAGAAGTTATAGATGGAAAGCTGCCGTTTGAAATGCCGTCGATCTACAGCGGCGAGTCAGCTATACCGCAGCTACCCGATATCTACACCACCGGTGCAGCCGACGCAGAAGCCGCACGGCTAGCGCGGTCGATGACCAACACCACTAACATTGCATTGCCCGACACCAGCAGATACCGACCAGAGATACCCGATATCTACAGCGGCGAGACGATGGCACCAAAGATACCGGATATCTACGCAAGGGGCGGTTCAACCGACCCAACGCTACCGGACATCTACGCCAAGGGCGCTACGTCGTCGTACGCGGACTTAATCGGAGAACGCACCGGCGTCGACCAACCAGTTGCCGAGACATCACCGGCCCCAAGCTACGCCGACTTGATTAAGGATCGCCTCGAAGCTACGCAGGGCGACGCTGGTCAAGGCTACGCTGACGAGATGAAGCGCCGTATCAACGACACCATCGCTACCGGCCCAGGCGAAGAATACGCCGCCGAGCGACAGCGCCGCCTCGATGAGAGCAAAGCGGCAGCCGGTCAAAACCTCGCTGACGAGCAACGAAGCCGTTTTGAAGCTACGCAACGCGCCGACGCCGGTCAGAACCTCGCTAACGAAGCCCAGCAGCGCCTTGAGACTACGCAGGGCGAAATACCACAGACCAACTCGATACAGGAAGCACTCAACCGCCAGTACATGGATCGCATCGGCGGCGGCGAAGACCCGATCCTCGCCTCGCAGATGGCTGACCTACGCAAGCGCCAGCAG